ATACTGCTCGGTGTTTGGATCAAAATATCCACATGGGTTAGGCGCAACTTCACCTGCATCTGAATTGTTCAACAACACTGCTGGAGCAGTAAAGGTAGTACCATTGACTTCGATACCATTGATCGCCCCAGGAACAGTACCATTGGCTACTAATAATTGCTCAACTTTTGGATTCAAAGTCTCTGGTACATTATTATCTAAAGGTACCCCCAACTTCTCTAATCTTGTCTGATTCCTCGATTGTCTACATAAACCCACTATACTCTGACCACCTACTGTACTCAAGTCACTTATAGCTTCTAATGTCTGAGCATACATATGGGGTAAGGTACTCACCGATAACTCAGGTATAGAATTCACAAAATTGAATATGCTGCTTGGCGTAGGATTCAATAATGTATCTCTAGGTACAGGAACAGGTGGAATCCCTGCATATCTGGCAGCTTGCTCTATGCCCAACTGCTGCCCAACTAAACTGTATATGGAATTCAAATTCATAGCAGTTTGCTCATTCTTACTCTGAATGTCAAGAATCTCAGCATTAGCAGCATCAATATAACCCTGCACAATCATATCAATGTTGGGCGCACTAGGAACATCTAACTCATTATACAAATCTTCATATATCGTACTTAAAGTACTAGTTTGAATATTAGTAATGTTATTATAAATCTCTTTCCAATAATATGGAAGCCCAGACATAGCACCAAAAAAATCTGATACTGTATACAACCCATCAGGACCACTACCTTTAGCAATGCTGTTGTAAGCACTCGCGGCTAAACTTTGATTTACTGGTGTATTAGTACCATTGATCAAATTCAATCCTCTGGTCGTTTCTGTAGAAGTTACTACTTGTGCAAACTTCTCTATATCTGCTTGTTGGATATTACTAATCTGCTGCATTGATATAGAAAAAGCACCTGCAGCCGTAGCCGCATCATCTGGTAAGATGTTAGCTAGATATGACGCAAAGCCAGGCTCAGGAAGTTTAAAAGTACCAGAAGTTTGATTAGTCACAGGTGGTATACCAATTGGTATGATTATACCAACTTGATTACGCACGGTAGGAGTGTTAAGCCTACCATTTATCGCATTACCATCATATATTGGATAATAAGTTTTACTATTTGTTGGTAAACCAACTGTAGTATTATAGATAGGCACTGTCAATGATTTATAACTATTTGGGAATAGTTTTTTAACATCTAATAAATCTGCTAAAGATTCTATACCTTTAGTTTTACAGTTTAAAGGAACTAGAATAGCAGCTAAATCTACCCCAACAATTATCAGATATGCACCATATATTTGTCGTTCTTGTTGACTGTTAGCACCAATAGTACCTGAAGCTAGTTGACTAATTTCATTTACAGATAACCCTGCTGCTAATAATGCTAAACTTAGACTTTGTGTGATAGCATTATATTTTCTTAATGTTCTTAATAGATTTGAAGGTAATCCAAAACTAGAAATAGTTTTAAGATCAATAGCTTTACCCAAAGCTATTAAATCTTGTCCAAAAGTATTAGTAGCTAAACTAACACCAGAAATATCGGCACTAATCAAATCGTTCATATTACTATAAGTACCACTTAAAAAGGTAGAACCTGTTTTAAGAGTATTGATAGTGTTATTGGTTTGATCAATAAAAGTTGATGCTATTTGGAATGATGAGACAAAATCTTTATATTCAGGAGTTGTGTTTGGTGTTGGGGAAGCTGCTGAATCACCGTTCCAATTGAATTCATACCAAGCTTGTAAAGCAAGTAATCTGATAAACCCCCATTGAGTTACTGCGTTAGTATTGTCATAAGGATTCCAATACAAGCTTTGTCCAGTTTGATCGGCGTAACCTGTATTGACTTTACCAGTATAAGTATATGAATTTGGTTTGGCGTTACCCAATGCTGGTATAGAGTTCACGCCAATACTGATTAGATTGTTATAAACTGAAGCGGATAAAATAGGACCAATCAAGTTATATGCTAACTTGATTGCATTAGTAAGTTTGTTTAAGCAGGTATCAGTAATTAATGTGCCTAGTGTATAGTCAGTATTACTTGTTGATGATCCTATATAACCAGCGGCGACTGGATTAATACATAATCCTTCGTTTTGAATCAGAGCTCCGGTAGCATTGATACCAAGAGGACTTTGAATAGCGCTATTACTCATGGGCAGAACACATTACCACTTCCCTGTACTATAGAATGACCACATGAATTTAATGAGCCTACTCTTAATACAGGAACACCTTCACAAAATACACTAGGACTGCCTTTTACGGTTACTGCGGCAGCATGAAGTGGATGTGGTTTACCAAATGGTAAATGCGGTGTCATTGGACTAACATGTAACCCAACTGGTTTTCCATTACAGAAAACAGATTTGGCGCCCCTAATGATTGCGCCTCCTGCACTATTTACATCACCCTTCCTACTTAATTTTGCCATATTATCCTAATACTAGTTTTTTAGTTGGTACTTTAATACCTGTTGTTGCTTCTAAATATTTCATCTTAATATTATCCGCTGTAACAGATGTTAATGCAATACTATTAGTATTTAGTCTAATTTTAGTTTGCGGTTCAGAAGTAAATAATGTTGGGATCAACCCGATACCTTGACCATTTGTAGTGATAGAAACAGGTTCTTCTACAACCAAATAATCTGATCCAATTTCAAGTACCCTAGCTACTATCTCTTCAGAAGAGACTAGTTTAAAACTATATACTTCGTTTAATTTAATTTCCATTATAATCCTTTTAATCTATCTTGTAATTCATTGAAACCACCGATGAGTTCTTCATCTAGAAAAATCTGTGGTACAGTGCGGGCACCAGGAACTGCTTCTAGCAATTGTTCTCTAGTCCATCCGCTTCCTATTTTCCTCTCTTCAAATTCTATACCTTTAATTTTCAATAAAGATTTAGCATGTTCACAATAAGTACAACCGTACGTTGACCAAATAATTGCTTTCATTAATTTTCCTCCAATAATATTATATCATAGTATCCTTATTATATCAATCAAATAAGGATAAATCGCACTTACAAGTTGGGAAGCTCATCATAATTAACATCCCCAGAAAGAAGACCAATAACATAGTTTGTACTTTCAGTTTCTTGTAATGCTGATTGTTTATTAGAAGTATTGGAATGTTTATTAAACCATGGTATAGGAGTGTTTTTTGGGGCATGATTAGTATACTTAATACCAATATCTTTAAGAGCATTTACCGCTGTATAATCTACAAACTCTTTGAGAATAGTAGCATTCAAGCCAATAACAGGGCCTTTAATAAACAGATAATCCGCCCACTCTTTTTCTTCTCTAATAACATCTAAATATAGGCTATAAACCTCTGCTTCACATTCTTCTTTGGCTTTTGCAAATCTACTATCTTCTTTTACTACTTGATTAATCATCCAAGCAGTCCATTCTTTATGTAACAATTCATCTTGTAAAATCAAACTGATGATATTTCCATTACCAATAAAGATTTTATTCTCTACCATTGCTAAACTTGTAGCAAATGATACCATGAAGCGGAAAGCTTCTAATGCATAGCTGGCATTAAGTGCTAACCATATAGCCCTAATATGCATAGCCTCATTAACTGATTCTCCAAGCTCTTTATGACAATTGATGATATGTAATTGATCATAATAATTACCAACACTTGATGCCATTTCTACAATCTCTTTGGTGTCATGTATAGTGTTGAATACATCCTTTGGTATATTGTAAATATTGCGGATGATATGACTATATGATCTACTATGGATATTGGTTTCAAAAAATGACCAATTATACATCAACGCTTCTAATTCAGGTAAGGAAACAACTGGAGTGAATACCTGTGCTGGACCTCTACCTTGAATACTATCAAGGGCAGTTTGTCTTAGTAGGTTGCTAGTAAAGATATGTTTTACAGCATCGCTAGCATCTTTAAAATCATTGGCATCTTTGCTTAGTGATATCTCTTCTGGTACCCAAAAGAAACCCCTAGCGGTTTGTTCAATTTTTTGTAATTTATTATATTTTACCTCTTCAAAGCGTTGAATGGTAACTGGACCTTCTGGATCCAAAAACATTTTACGGTTCAAATAATCTGTTTTAGTTGTTAAGTTATATTGTTGTTTAGACATATTAATCGTTTATTCCTTGTCCTGTTAATTCTCTCATTCGTCTTGTATTAAAATAGCTTCTTGTTTCAGCTAAATGTTCGCCCTCTTCTGATAAAACATATTGATATCTTCTATCAGTTCTACTTGTTGTCATTGTTAATATTTCATAGATGCTAAAACAATGCGGCAAATATGTTCCAACCTCTCTATATGTTCGTATGCCCGCCATGGGCTACTATCAATAGCTACAACTCCATGGCCCTTGATACCAACAATATCATAATTGATGTAGCCAGTGTCATGATCTAATCCTAGTTTTTCAAAACATTGATCCGCTAAGTCTTGACTGATAGGTGGTACATCACCAACATTGGGTGCTACTTTAGTATACCTGCTTAGTTCAGGAAAATCTTTTACTAGCAAATCTAATGAAATACCGGCATGCATCGCTGCTACACAATAGGTAGGATGAAGATGTACCACTACTCTAACATCTTTATTGTGTTGTCCTAATTCTTTTTGCAAACCAAAATGTAATGGGATTTCTCCACTGGGCTGTAGATTTTTACTTATATCAGTGTATTCCATAATAGACCAGCAGTGCTGGTATGATGCGGTACCCAAGCCACTTGGAATCCAACGATTGATCTGAATCTTTTTAAATTGATCAGGTTGTAGCGTTTGTTTCCGAACACCACTAGGTGTGATGTAGAAATGATCACGGTCATGATGACGGATGCTTACATTACCATCTCTAGAGGTAATCCAATTTCTTTTATAAGCATCTACTAAGATATCGCTGATAGTTTCTAACATTTATTCTCCGTTTTTATAATTTACATGCTTCGCAATCTTCTTCATCATCAAAATTGATTTCTTCTAATGGTCTATCTGTAGTTTCTTTAGCCTTAGAACCTTGTTTATTGATAAGTGAGTAGTAGAAAGTTTTAAGTCCCCACAGATGAGCCTGCATTAAGTTTTTAGCGATTAGCGTAGTTGGTACTTTTCTATCTTCAAAATTTGCAGGATTATAAAATGTATTCGTGCTTATACTTTGATCAACATATGCTGCTAATACCGCTGCTGTTTTCAAGTAACCGATACAGTCCTTTTGTTCCCACATAAGTTGATATTTATTCTTTAGTTTATGATATTCGGGAACTACCTGAACGAAAGATCCAGCTTTACTTTCTTTTACAGATATCAGATTCATTGGCAATTCAATACCATTAGTTGAATTGATTACTACTGAGGATGATTCTACTGGTGCGATAGCCATCAATGTAGCATTTCTCACACCATATTGCAACATGTTTTCTCTAAGAGTTTCCCAATCTAATTCTGGGCTAAATTCTGCTAAATCATTTACTGCTTCGGCTCTTAGCTCCCAAGGGAATATTCCTTGTCCATATCTAGTTTTAGAGCTTTCTTTACATGGTCCGCGTTCTTTAGCTAGTTCTACTGTGGCTTCGGTAAGATAAAAAGCTTGGTGTTCCATCCAATCTCTTACATCTTGTAGTGCATCTTTATCACCATAGTTGTAACCTCGTTTAGCATGCCAGTATGCCAAGTTAGTAACACCAATACCAAGTGGTTGTATCTCATCGTTACTTAGTTTAGATTGGATAGATAAGAAGTCTTGATAGTCTAAGATGTTGCATAGGCTGCGTTGAAGGATCCTACAAGTACGCCGCATATCTTCTGGGTGCCTAAAACTCCCCCAATTTATACTCCCCAGCGTACAAAGAGCGATACGGCCAGCATCGTCATCTAGTCGTTTGAAAGACTTAGTAGGTAAAAGTATTTCGCAGCATAGATTAGATTGATAGATAGTATGGTATTCAGGGTCGAAAGGACCTTGATTCATTACATTATCTATAAAGACCAGATAGATTCTGCCAGTATCGGTTCGTTCTTTCAGGATACCCGATTTGAATACTTCTTCCGCCGACATTGTTTTTTTTCTCAAGTCTTTGCGTTGTTCGTATTTTGTGTAGAGTTCTTCAAATTTTTTGGTATTTTGGTAGAAGGCTTCGTAGAGGTCTGGGACTTGATTTGGGTCGAAGAATGTAATATTTTCTTTGTTCTTAAACCTACGCCAGAAGAAGGCCGAGAGTACGACACCGTAGTCCATGTGTCTGACTCGGGTTTCTTCTGTTCCTTGATTATTTTTGAGTACAATGAGGTCATCAAATTGGTGATGCCAGATCGGATAAAACACAGTTGCCGAAGCATTTCTAATCCCTCCTTGTGAGCATGAGCGCAGATCACCAAACCATTTTTTCAAGAAAGGAATCATTCCAGTATGCATGATCTCGCCACCACGGATAGGGGATCCTAGTGGTCGCAATCTACCAATCTCTAAGCCAATGCCAGCTCTCTTACTAGCATATTTAGCCATCATCTCACCAGAAGCAAATATAGAATCTAAATCATCATCACTGCGGATAAGAACACAACTACTAAACTGCTTAGTAGGGGTTCCGAGACCAGCCAGTACTGGAGTTGCCAAAGTAAATAATCCATCTGATGCCGCAGTATAGTATTCTTTGATGTATCGCATTCTTGCTGATAGTGGTTCTTCTTTATGAAAGACGGTAGCGGCAGCGACGATATAACGAACTTGCGGAGTTTCATATATTTCCTTTGTAGCACGATTTCTAACCAGATATTTTTCAATCAGTTGTTCAATGGCGGCATAACTATATAGCTCATCCTTAGAATGATCTATGATAGTATCCATTTTGTTCCAATCTTCTTCAGTATACCATACCAATAGTTCAGGTGTATATAGACCCACTTCTACATTGCGTTTTACGATGCTATAAAGTGAAGGTGGGTAATAAGTTCCATATACATCTTTACGAAGCATAGATAGTCGCTGTTTACCAGCAACATATTGGTAATTTGTGTGTCCAACTTCTGGGTTACTTTCTACATCTATCAGATTAACTACGGCTCTTAAGGTGATCTCATCAATTTCTTTTGTGCTGATATTATTATAAAATTGTGGATGTGCTTTGATTTCTATCATTGATTGACTTACATCTGCGATTCCTTGACATATTTTTGCGATTTGTGCTTGCCACTTTTCTAAAGTAAGAGGCTCCCTAACGCCTGAGCGTTTTATAACTGATATTTTCATTTTTACCCTATTTTTTTAATTATGGAAGATATGTCTATATGTTTTCTTATCGTAAAGTCGTCCAGTAGATTATTTACTACCGTATCAGGCCAGTAATTCATGATATATTTTGCGCGGTCAACCAATACTAATACAACATCTTCGCTATTATCGTTGGTTGCTTCAACAAAGTCAACATCTTTTATTCCCAATATCGTTAGTGTATATATCATTCCTAGACCTCTTGCATATAGGCAATAAGTATTTTCGGATAAAAGTTCCCAAGGTCCGGGCCAATCTCTTTTAGAAGTTGGGTGAAGATAATGGTTGACCAATGGAGCTTTTTGCCACCATTGGTCTATAGCTATACATTGTTGTTGTAAAGTTGATTCTTTTATATCGTTTCGTAATCTATACCAATCTTGTAATCTTTGGTCATAAGTATTTTGGAATATATTCATCTATAATTCAGTACTACTTCTTGTTCTTCTTGATCACCCACGTAATGCACTTCATTTTTATGGAGAGGTATAGCTCTACGGAGTGTGCTAAAACTCCTACAATGGTCATCTAATAATTTTAATAAAAAACAATTAAAAGCATATCTAGTGCCCTTAGTAATAGTAGCAACTTCATGCACCCAAAAATAATCTGCCGGGAAAACAATGGCATCACCCTGTTTTAAATCTATCTTATTTCTTCCTTTAAAAAAAGTAAAAGCGCCACCTTCATAATCTTCATTTAAATTTATAGTACAACTACCATAAGTAAGTGAATCATGATCCGAATGTTGATGGATAGAAGTACCAACATCATATTTTAAAATACGATATTTATGAACATAGTTAAAACAGTCATTAGCTTGAATATGATCATGAAAACTATTAAATGATTTCAAATAATTTTTATATTTACTAACTAAATCGGTAACAGAATTACGCAATAGAATAACTTCTTCAGATTGAGGAATCACTTCAATGCATTTAAAAGTAGATTGTTTATAATCCCCATTTGGATCTAAGCTAGATTCATATGCTTGATATTGTTGATTTTTATTATAGTAGTTTATTAATTGATTGCATTTATCTTTACTTAGATAATTTGGAATATGCATTAACAAATCAAAAAGTTTTATATCCGACATTATTATTACCTATATGAAAATGTTTGATCCATTTCTTCTGACCTGTTCTTATCAAACGCCCAAATTTGCAAAGTAATTCGCATTTGATCGGCAGAATAACTTGTATTAGTAACATGATGTTCTTCTTGATCATTATTAATAACACACATATTATATGTAGGAGGAACCACTTCTAATTTTCTAGTAGTTTTATTTATCCAAATAAATAATCCACCATCTTCAATTCTCCAGTTTTGATTTAAATATATAGTTGCTGCAAATTTGACATGATGATCATCATGGAATGGGATAGTAGAGCCCGGACCCCAAACACAAAATTGTGTATTAACAATGCAGTTAGATAAAGAAGGAAATCTTTCTGAGAACAATTTAATCATTGTTTCATTCAATTCATCAAATGGAGTAACAAACACTAAGGCTGATTTTTTCTGTAGATTGGGATCCCATGACATATTAGTCCATCCTAATCTTTTTGAAGATTTCCAACTATCCACTGTTAGTTGAACTACTTTAAGAACATCATCGGGTAAAAAATTATTTATAATTAGCATTTTACCACCCGTACTAAGATTCGCATCATATCAAACAGCCTATTTTCTTTTATATACTCTAAGTATATATCATATGTTATGTTTAACAAATTGTTTGATTCGGTGATATGTTCATTGTAATTTATATTGCGAGTTGGATCAACATTAAGTAAATCAAGACATAAAATTTCAAAATTGACATTGTATTCAAGTGCAAATAAAGAATGTGCTGAATTTGGATTTTTCTGCCATTCTAGATTTTGTTTTAAATCAAATAACATAAACAATTCTGGTGTTATGGGCCTGACATGTGTTGGATCACCTAAATATGTTGTAGAAAATGGATTGGGGACTACAATATCTATACAAGTGTTATGTTTGGATATTCTATAAAGTTCTTGCATGATTTTCATAAAAACATCTGAATCTTTTCCTAGATGTTCCAAAACATGACATAAAATGATTTCATCTACAGAATCATTAGCGAAGGGCCATGGTGTTATCTCTAAATCATGTACTATATCAGGACTAAAAAAGGTAGATTTATCTACATTTGTAAAGCCCTCAAATCTAGTTTTCCCTGATCCTAAATTCAGTTTCATGAATAGTTAATCCCAAGATCAGTTAATTCATCTATATCGTTGATATTTGGATTAAGATGATTTTTAATTATTGTAGTTATTTCGGTTATTTGTGTTGAATCAAAGTTTAGTATACCATCGTTTTGCCTATCAGCGAATTCAGTATCGGCATCAATCAACCGTAACGGAGAATATATTGGCTTACGATTTTTATTTCTATATATGGTAAAATGGTTGGGGTAGGTTACATTTATTTCGTGTGTACCACCCATCATTATTAAGCCTGGCTTATTGAATGCTCTAGCTATATGTTGTCCTACAGAATCTATGCCCACGAAGTAGTCACATTCAGATATTAGGCCCATATACATTCGTAAATCTGGTGCCATATGATCGGTTGATATTGAATATTGATCCAATGGGCTTTTAAATCTGCTTTCTCCAAAATAGATTATTATACAATCATCTTTAAGATGATTTACTATTGACAAGTAATTTTCCATAGATAGACTTCTAGCACTTTTATCTATTACTGTATTGTTCACAAATTCTGCGGTGCTACCATATGGTTGAATAACAATGACTTTTGATTTTTTATGTTGATTTTTAAAACCACTTAGAATTTCTTGTATTTTTAAAGTTTCAAAAGTGCTTAAGTATAGATTTGGTTTATCCAAATTATCGTGGTAATGTGTATTATTGATGATTTCATCAAAAGCTTGAGCTAATGATAGTTGTTGATTATAGTAACCATGGACATGATATGGTTCTGGGGAGACAATTTTAGTATTTTTGATTAAATCAAATTGTCCTTTTTGGAAAGGTGTAAAGGTTTTGTTTTGTAGTGTTGGATGGCTCCATAGAAGAGATTCCCAACCCATAATTAATATTTTAAAATCTTCAGTTGGATTAAGTTTTTGATATTTTTCAAGTGCTGGTATCGCCGTGATTATCCTACCTGCGCCGCCATTCAATAAGAAAGTAGTGTTCATTATTGATGGGATTGAAGTTGTCCTTTAGGCATTGCTATTAGATTAAAGTTCAATGATATTCTAGTTTCATCGTGGTTATTTGGTAATACCTGATGCATTAGATATGATGGCCACAAAAAGATTTTACCCTCATTTGGGGTAATTACTAATTTTTCACTAGTAAATTTATTTTTTTGTGGTGCTAACATACAGCCTTGCCAAACTAAATTTAATCCAGGATTAGAGATAACTAATTTGCCGCTATCTTTTGGTATTTCTAAATAAACCACTCCAGAAAAAGTATCACCATGTGCATGACTGTAAGTCATGTCCTGCCTTGTTTCAAAAAAGTTTACCCAAGCAGAAGTGATGAATATATCGCATTCAACGAATTGCAGATCAGCCGCTGCTTTTAATCCAAGTTGACATAGAAAATCAAATATCTCGTTGAATTCTGGTTCCTTAGTTAGGTTGAGAGGTGATTGATATCCAGAATGGGCATTTAATTTAGTAGATTCAGGATATTTTTCTTTGAAGTTTTTAGCAGCTTGTACTAAGTTTTCTTTCTTATTTTCAAAGTCAATGACACGGGCTTCCCACATTGGTGTGGTAAAAATAGGTAATAAATTCATATATTTTCTCTAAGTGATGTATTTAAACTTAAAGTTTATAGTATGAAAAAATCTGTTTACAATATCACTTTTAGCAAGGTTGCCTTCTAACTGCTCGGGCCCAGCTAGTAGTAGTTCCAACGAATGATTTTTGACCCACAGTAGTAGCTGTTGGGCAATAAGACCCAGGGTAAGGTCTACAATATGCATAGTTAAAATTACTAGCCCAACGATTTTGAAATGGTGTAGCACATTGTGTGCTAGAAACTCCCACCGTAGATCCACAACCAATTGGGTAACATGCCGGTAAACATGGGAAACCTAATGGCGCACAAGCAGGTATAAGTTGATGGGGGTAACCTTGTCCACTAGACTCTAGTATATATCTTCCATTAATCACAGATTGTTGCACTTCGTTACATGCAGGTATATACCAATCGCTATAGCCACATATAGACAAATTTTTTGCCCAAGTAAACAAAGGGTACTGTGAGCCTTGTGCGGGGGTAGTATTATTAAGGCATGGTGAAGCGCAAGCCGGTGCAGCACCAGATGCTGGTGCATTATATGCGTTTGTAGTATTGTTGTATCCATCCTGAGAACTATTTGTTGTAGGATCATTATTCCAATTAACAGCAGTAAATGGTGCAGGAATTGGACAAGGACTAGTATTAGGTCTCCATGCACATGGACTAGGAGCTGTTGGAGTTCCAGGATAAGTAGTACCTTGTGGCAAAGGTGCTGCTATTAGATAATATGTTTGTCCACTTGGTTCAGAAGATGTACTACCCACATAATATCCACCACAATAAAAACATCCTACGGGAGGTACTGCACTTTTTCCATAAAAATTACTCATCGCAATTTGACTGCTTGAGACTGGTACTCCTGCTAACGCTCTAGCCGGAGCATTATTCATTGCGAATTGAAAATTAGGCGCATTTCCAAGCTCAGTATTGATTTGATCAAAAGCTATTGATGAAGGAGCTACAGGTAAAGTCATAATATTATTCTTGATTTAAAATCTGTTCAAGATCGGCTACAGTCTGTGCTTGGTCAACTAATACTGCTCTACTATATTGCCAATCATATCCATTTTGAACCGCTATTTCAACTTCATTGTGAATCTGTGTTAACTCATTTTTTGTTACATCTAACCACACATTGTCTGCAAATTGAATCTTACAAGTTGCGTTATCATCTAATGACGATAGCCTATTGATCAAATTCAATCTAAACACAGGTTCAATAGGTACATTGATACTACGGTTCTGTACAGTAACAGAGATCGGCGTCAATTCTTTATCTGAACGGATATTATTTAAAATCATTCTTACTGTTTCTTTAGCTTCTGCTAAATCTTTAGCAACAGAATTATAAGTTCCAATAGCTCTGCCACCGGATAAATCCCAATCTATATGACCATTATCATAGAATATATGATTAGGCGGTTGTTCATTTAAAAGATTAACTCTATAAAATCTAGTAGAATCGTTTATGATTAGTGGTTGATCTATGGGTGCTATACCCTTTCTAAACACTATTATATCTTCAGGTAAGGAAGCCGGTAAACCCAATGCTATTAATTGTTCATTCATAACAGAGCTATGCCAATGTACCGGACCATGTACAACTTGACCATTATGAACCAATATATACCGATCTTGTTTGGAATATTGATCAACATAGATCCATGGTAATTTTTTATCAACTATGCTTGGATTCTTCACCTCTTCTAATTTAGCTAATAATTCTGCTTCTAAAGCAGGAATATCTTCGTGTGATTTAATCCAATCAATTACAGTTTCGGGTGCTAAACTATCATATGAAACAAAAGATTCTTGTTGTGCTGTAGTTAAAAAGGTATCTCTATATACATCTGCTATATATGATCCTTCAGTAACCTGGCATCGCCATACTATCCTTTTAACAACATCGGATAATCCATTTTCCGATGGTGCAGCATATAATGATAACACTTCCCAATTAAATAAAACCATTTCTCATATCCTTTAAAATATTGCACCAGTCTTAGAGTCATATTTGATGTTAGGATCAAAGTACTTGAATTTCTCCCAACCGGGCTCATTTTCTAATACTCTTTTACCCTGCGAATAAACACCGATATGCTCTACCAAATGGCTTCCATCTAAATTCTTCAATATTGCCATGTTCATTGAATATTTATCTCTAAAGTATTGCATTACTGGTTGTTCGCCTAAATTACAGCCAAGTTCTTTCTTTATTGGCTCTTTGGTGACCCATTGCGGATATAAAGATGCTAAAGTCCAAAAATATTCATTCTTAAGATTATAGCGATAACTATTAAAAAATAAATCAGTTGGTGATAGTAGTGATTCTTTAAGTTCTGATTCGTACCATGGATTTCTCTTTAAAGTTACCTGACATATATCAGGATTCTTATCTAAAAACCTAACCATATCATCAATCTTTACAGGCTGTTTGAATACAACATCATCTTCATGATGCCAAATATAATCAAAATTTTGACTGCTTAGATAAGACCACAATTCTGACCAAGTTACTGTAATACCCTTATTTTCAGGGTGCAGGATGATTTCATCAAAATCAAATTTCTTGACCAGATCAGCTAAAGCCATATCATATCTATTATTTGGATAGTCATCAATCAATATACTATATACCTCATGATCACCAAAATCAATATTTTGTTGATGGGAGTATAGTGTAGGGATAAGAAATTCTAATCTATTAGTAGAAAATACAACTCTGCAAATTTTCATTTAGTTCCTTTAAAATTCTGTATTAATAAAAAAGACTTGAAACAATCTTCCTGTATATAAATCTGTACCAAAATAATCTAATGATGAGTGATATATGTCACTTCTATATAGAATCATTCTATTATATCTATTACCTATTCTGTCAACCATTTCCCATTTAGTGATATCTCTAGCATTGATATTACTTTCATCTTCATAGAAAGATTGAGTTTGTTTATTAACAAAGAGTCCGGTGCCACTAGATAAAGGGGCATCGGGTGTTAGATAGCATACTCCGGCCCAACTGTTAAATTTATCAGTATGAATCCAACTTCTATCATCAGCCGTAGTGATTTGAAAGCTACCGGTCAACCCATCAACATCGTTCCATTTAGTTACTTTTCCTGCTAATGGGGATAATATTTTTTGTATAAGTTCCTTAGTGCTATCGTTTATAAAGGTGCGGGTTCTTTTGCCAGGATAATTAGCCTGTAAAGTAAATTCTTGTTTAAGGGCAAACTCTCTTACTTCATCTACATTGATATAAAAGTCATCAGTAATGACTACATTAGTTCTCATTTTACCGCCATTTAGGACCATCAAACCATGCGGCTATACTATGTCTGATACCTTTAGTAACAGGTTTAGCCCGATGTAGGAATAGTGATGGGAAGTATATGATTGTACCTTGTTGTTTGATATCGTCGGCATTAGGGAATTGATTAGTATCAATCAGTTCAAAGTCTCCACCTTCATACTCATTTGGATCAGTAAGTTGAATGATACAAGATAGTTTTCTATGATAGATTGGATCTTTATTTATCCAAAATACATCGTGATGATCTTTGTATTCACCTTTGTATTCTGAACTATATTCAGCTAGTTGAACATAGTCTAGTTTAGTGATATGGATGTTGAAGAAGTCGTTATTAGCTTGTATTGCGGTTAACCAAAGAGTATCAAATAGAAATTTGAATGTATCATCTCCTTTTTCCAAGAATTTAATTTTGCTTCGTCTAGTGTTTTGATTAACCCTAGATGCCTCGTGTATACCAACAACCGCATCTCTACTATGAATAGATTGAGATAGATTTAAGATTTTGTTACAAGTTTCTTTATTGAGATATGATTTAAAGTAGCACCATTCACCGTTCACGATTTACCTTTATATTAATTTAGACTGGATATATAGAAGTTGTTCTTTTTGTTCTTTTAGTGCCTGAATTAATAATGGGATTATTTTTTCGTACCTGATTGTAAGATAGTTTTCACCCGAGATACTATTTCCATGTGGATCAGAGTCAAATGGTGCTATAGCTATAGCTTCTGGCACTGTGTCGTTCACTTCTTGAGCAATTAGTCCTGTTTGTCTTTTTTTATTTATGTAGCCAAATTGTTCTGCGAAAGAATTTGTGTTGAAGTACACGCCATTTAAACTTTCTACTTTTTGTAAAGAGTTATCTATTTTAGTTATATTTTCTTTTAGTCTTTGATCAGAGTAGTAAGCGACGATATCGCCAGTAGCTCTTATTTCACCTGGTGTGCCGCTAGCAGGTGTGTTTACTCCTAAACTAAGCACTTGAGTGACTACCACACCCGGTGGTCCAGCAGGTCCCTGAGGTCCAGCTGGGCCTAATGGACCCTGTGGTCCGATAATGCCAATCGGACCCTGTACACCCTGTGGTCCTTTATCTCCTTGTGCTCCTTGTGCCCCTCCTAAACCCACACTACCCTGTGGCCCTTGTGGACCTACACTACCCTGTGGTCCTTGCGGTCCCTGAGGTCCTAATATACCTGGGGTACCAGGACTACCAGAATTACCTTGTTCTCCTGTCGGACCTTGTGGACCAGCTGGACCAGAAGCACCTGCAGGCCCTTGCGGTCCTATTCCACCTGTAT